GGGAGTTTGCAGCTTGTTTACTGGGATTCCTGTGAATGGATAAATTGTCAATATCGTGGCATAAGCTGGCATAATTTGGCGTATGTTGGTGTGATGGTGGGTTTGAGTTGGTGTTTTTTAAAAATGTAATTGGTGTTTTTATTTTACAAAAAATAACACAAATAAAGACTTTCATTGATACAACTTAATATTAAGACATATAAATAAGTCCATGTACTTGTATTTTACAGGTATGTGGGCTTATTTTAGTGTCTTAAAATGTGTAGATGATAAAATACTCATATAAAGCGTAAAAAGTTAAATATGAGCCATATACACATTTTAAAGCCGTATATAGAAGGCTAATTTGAAATGGTGATTTCATGGTATTGATTAAAGGAGGACAAATGAAACAGAAGATTATTAAACCAGGAGTTGTAAGAAGAATTGCTGAGAAGATTGCAGATGAAGGAATAAACATACCGAAGGAAACAGTTGATATATGTTTGATAGCCTTCTTAGACACTGTAGCAGATATTTTGTCTGAAGGTGATTCGGTTGTATTGAAAGGATATATGAACATATATCCAAAACAGTATAAGGCTAAAGAAGTTAAAAATGTTGCGGATCAGTCAAGGGTTTATATTCCAGCACATTATAAAGCAAGAATTAAGACAGGTACTAAGTTAAATGCAGCTTGCAAGGATTTTAAAGGGGAAAAGTAATGGAACGAATAACCAGAGACAAACTTGTAAAGAAAGTTGCAGATAATTTACAAGATAAGAGTATTAATTTTAGTATTCCTTATCATGGTAAATATAAGAAAAAATATTCACAGCAAATAATTGAAACAGTATTAACGGAATTGTTGAATACAACAATAGCAGAAATAGAAAAGGGGAATGCAGTTGTAATAAGAGAGTATTTTTCAATTAAACCAGTATGGCGAGATTCTAAAAATGCTAGGAATGTTGCTACAGGAGAGAATGTTGTTATTCCTGCAAGGTATCAGTTAAAGGTAAAAGCAGCAAGGTTTTTGAAAGAGGCTTGTGAGCGTTTTAATAATAAGATTTTAAGTAAAGAAAAATAATCGGCAGACATACACTGATTCAAAATAAATGTATGGATATTTCCTAACAGGCAGGAAGTAAAAGAAAGTCTGTATCAGAGTTCAAGAATATCTATAGTGCAATTCAGCATACTTTCCAATATGAAAAATTGAATATTAGGTCTGCTGCCAGATGGTAGCTTATTAAGGTGTGTTTTGATTATGTGCTTTCTTGACCTCTGATTTATTAATAAGGAGGATTATGATTAACGATAATAAAGAGACAAAAATATGTAAGAGATGTGGGAGAGAACTTCCATTAGATAAATTTGGAATTAATAATGGTTATATAAGAAGTTTCTGTAAAGATTGCAATAATAAATATCATAGGGAGTATCGTCATGCCAAAAGAATGCAGGCTAATATAGAAATGTATAATACAGATATTTCTATGCAAATACAGCGTAAATATAAACATATCAATTCATCAAGAATATTAACTAAAGCGGTATCAGGAATAAATTATATAGCCAGAGGTGAAAAGTTTGTCAGCTTATTTGACTATAAGAATGTATGGATATCATCTTATGGCAGAATTATTATAAAGGATAATGAAGGATATAAGCTGTTAAAGGGATCATATTCAAGAAAAGATAAAGAATTATATTATATTCTTGACAAGAATGTGTATTTCAAGACTAAGAAAAAATGGGGATATAAGAAAGTAAAGGTAAAAGCTAGTGACCTTGTTATTCAGACATTTATTGTTAATTATGATATGCAGAATAATACTATGGTATGGCATACTGATAATAATATAAAAGATAACTATTATAAGCATTTATATCCAGTAACTGAATTACAGTATGAGGCTATAAAGAAAATGTATGATAACACAGGGACAGTATCAGAAGAACAAATAATGTGTATAGTCAATTCTGTGAAGTATAAATATAAAGGTTGGAATCCACAGTGCTTTAAAAGAACTTATGAGGGTAAAGGATATCTTGGTACAAATAATGTGGATTGTAAATCGCCAGAATTTTATAGATGGACGAATATGGTACAAAGATGTTATAACAAGAAAATTCACAAATGTAAACCATATTACAAAGATAAGAGTGTATGTGAAGAGTGGCTGAATTTTGCTAACTTTAGAATATGGTATAGGGAACACATTATAGAAGGTGCAAAGGTTGACTTGGATAAGGACATATTGTGTCAGGGGAACAAAGTATATAGTCCTGAGACATGTGTTTTTGTGGAACATTATATAAATACTGTGTTTGAAGATAGGAGTACTAAAAGAAGGATAGTTGAGAATAAGGAAAAACAGTATGAAACATACATGACAGTTCTTAATAAAAATATATCATTTGGTACATTTAATACTAAAGAAGAAGCTGAAAAGGGTTATGTTACAGGTAAGAAAAATTACATATTGAAACTGGCTGATAGTTGTAAGGGTAAGGTGCAGGATTGCTTATACAATGCTATGGTAAATTGGAATGTAGAGTTGAGAAATTAAAGTGATAGGACATATTGAGTGTAAACTTGATGTGTCCTATTTTTTTTACGATTTTTAGAGTATATACCATTATTATGCTAGGTACTTAAATTATATGGTTTAAGTGTACCCCCTCCCCTTTTAACATAGAGTGGTAGAAAAAAAGAAGTTGCCAGTTCCGACATACTAGCAACCCCCCTTTATTTATATCTGCATTATGAAAAAAGAAATAAATCAACATGATATATATTATATTATTAAATGAATAAATGCAATAGTAATATGAAAATCGTTATCGTATAGCATATCGTATTATATAAAGAATGGGAGTATAAGTCCGAAAAATAGGAGATGTGTTTTGAATATCAATATCGAATATGAGCAAAATGTACAGGGATTTAATATAGATTGAAGTATCGGAGTAAGAAATGATGGTCATATTTTATGTTGGAATATATTATGATTTTGCTAATACATGAGAAATAATGAGATTTGCCAGTAAAATAGGGCATAATAAGAGATTTTTATAAAAATAATGTTATCGCAATATAAAATACTTTGATATTCAAACTAATATATCTTTATATCATATCTGCTGCCAGTTTATAATGTCTGGTCTGAATCTGATGGAACATATCTAACAATATCACATATGTCACATTGAAGAATTATACATAAATCATTAAGAGTTCTGGTTGATACATCCATATTGTGTTTTAGCCTATGCAGAGTGCTATGAGACATATGATGCTTGCTAGTTAATGTATACCAGTTTTCACTTGATTGTTCCAGTGTATTCCAGAAAGGGGAGTAATCAATCATCATAGCACCTCCATTTCATATATTTTATGAAATAAGTGTAATGTGTATTCTTTGACTTGAATATCTTCGTAATAACGAATATAATATAAACAGATATTTTACTAGTCGAGTAAAGAAAGAGAGGTACAGAAGAATGGCAATGATTAAGTGTCCTGAGTGTGGAAAGAAAATATCTGATAAAGCAGGGAAATGTCCTAAGTGTGGATGCCCTATAAATGAAAAAGAAAATATTGCAGATGAAGGAATTATATTTAATGATGAAAAACAGTCGGAAGATTACCAGATATCTAATCGTTTCTTGAGATTTATAAAAAAATATTTTTGGTTGCCAATAGTGTGTGTTGTATTTATTGTTGTTTTAGTTTTTGTAATTATTTTTTCTAAAAATACAAGCAACAAGAATAAAAATAATAATCAAAATTCAACACATTCATTAAATGAATCTCAAATAAGTATAGATGATAATAATTCTACAGAAATATTTTCCACTGATGAAGAACTGGAGAATGATTCAGAAATTGAATCGGAAGACGATGCAGTAATTGATGATGTACAATATTATAATGATGGTGGAGAGCCATCAATAGATGTAAGTTCTAATGAAATATCAATATATAGAAGTGATTCTGTAAAAACTATTAATGTTAATGTCAAAAATTTGAAAGGTACTCTTCGTGCTGAATCAAGTAATGGTAATATTGTAGGAGTAAAATGGATAAATGGAAGACAATTAAATTTATATGGCAAAAAAACTGGAAAAGCTACTATTAAAGTTTTTGATACAGGGTCGGATGCTTGTCAGTATATTAATATAACATGTATAGATGATGTTGTAACTGCAAATGAATCTAATAATGAAAAAGAAACATTAGAACAAACTAAAGCAGTAGAAAATAATATTGAAACTACAACAAAATCACCAGAAACCACAATTGAAAAAACTACGGAAAAAGTTACAGAACCTAAGACTCAACAAAAAGAGAGTACATTAACAACAAGTACTTCTTTACCTATAGAGAATTTAGGCTATTTTAATACATCAATGAAGGCTTATACAAAAGCTACATTGGAAAATATGTCGTATACTGTTAAGCGTTCAACAAGTGGAAAAGATACTATTGAAGCAACTTTGACATGTATAAAAACATATCAGGGATCAAATAGTTTAGATAATATTAAATTTACATACAGATTATATAATTCAAGTGGTACAATGGTAAAGAGTGGAAATATTTTAATATTAGATGCGCCTATGAATGTAGCATGTACACAAACATTATTATTGACATATTTAGAGCCAGATGATTACACAATTGAATTTAGAAGCTATTATTGATTTTTGAAGTCACTGTATAGAACAACCAACTATAGGGCTGCGGAGAAAAACAACATAACATTTTAGTTTTTGCCACCCCCTAACCTTCGGAGGGTTAAAATATCAAGGTTTCGTGTGAATAGAACTACTATAGCCATTCAGAGCATAACGGCATGATTTAACGATGTAAACATACCCTATAGACTAGGGCAGTACATAACAATAGAATATTACATAAAAATAAAGGGTATAGCCGTTTGTGGTTATACCCTTTAATATTAATAATATGTATCTGATATATTATCTAATGACCTCTAAACAATCGCCACTGTCTAAAAAGATGAAAGTTCCTTCAATTCCTAAGTCACGCCCAAAAGCTTCATAGTCAAAATATCTTGCTACTGTCTCAGGAACATTTTCCAAATATCCACATTCTTCTACTACTTCGTAAGCTATATCTATCATGTTGTTACAATCTGAATAGATTCTATAATCTCCATTGTTTACCTTTTCAATAGCTTCATCAAGAGCATAGCCACATTCTGACATTAAAGCCTTTACAATCTTGCTTTCTTCTTCGTCCAGTTCTTCAATCCGTTCTGCTATGCCGTTCAGTGTGTCGATATTCTCATACTCTCCGACTTCGTAAAAGCCACATTCATAGTCAGCTATGAAATATTCTTCGTATTCTTCATTAATACCGATTCTTTCAAATACTTTTTGAAGCTCTTCGTTGCTCACTGGTAATTCTACCCACTCACCAATTAATTGACCTTCATTATATTTTCCTAAATTTGTTAAATAAATATTCATCATAATAATGACCTCCTTAAAAATTAATAATGTTTTGTTGTTGATATTATAATACACGATACAGTGTACTTTGTTCAATAGTAAAAGTACACGAATAAATGGATATAAATTGTGCAAGTTAACGAAATGGTGTACAAAACATACAAAAGAATAGTAAACTTAATCGTGTATTATTGTAGAAGTTGTCAATAGACATAGTACACGAATAAATGTACAATACAGTTACAAGGTAAGCAATTACCACAACAAAACATTTTCATTAATAAGGAGGTAACCGTTATGTGTACGATTAACAACAAAGCAGAACTTGAAAGAAAGATTGAAGAGTTAAGAAAGTATAAGGCTATGGCAGAAGAAGCCACTAGTATTGAAAAAGCCTTAGAGCATGAGATTTCTTCATATATGGAAGAAAACAATTTAACAGAAGAGTTCACAGATTCAGCAAAAATCAGTTGGAAAGAGCAGGAAAGAAAAACACTTGATAAGAAGAGGCTTGAGGAAGACTTAGGAGACTTAGCAGAATATGAAAAAGTTACCAGATTCAAGGTTTTAAGAATTAAATAACCATCAAGGGCAAGGGCGGAGCAATCCGCCTGAACCCTGAATATTAAAGGAGCGTGACAAAATATGAAATTATATATCACATATGAAGAACCATTTGTAAACCGTAAATTCAACTCAAATCAGATTAAAGAAGTTTATAGAGATATGGCAGATAAAGCCGAGTATCCAAGTTTTGATATATGGCTTGCGGATATGCTCAAAAGTGGAATTTTTACAGAATTATAAATCATTATTCAGGAGGATTAAATTATGAACGCTAACAACAAGAATTATTCAATCAGACCATTAACAGAGGAAGAAAGAGTTTTTGCAGAAGAACATTATTCTTTATTCTTCTACATTATGAGGAACAATTTACACCTTGATCCTGAAGAGTGGTACGACATTTTAATTATTCCTTATCTGGATGCAGTCAAGAAGTATCATGAGTATGAATCAGTTAGAAAGTACGCTTTCGGTACAGTATTAAAGAATAAGCTCTATACAGCTTTTACAAATGAATTAAAAAGAAGAAGAGCAAAGAAAGTTATTCCAGATGATAAACTTTCAAGCCTTGATTATATGTTAGAGGGTGATAATCCTTTTGCAGAATACGGGGTAGAAGATTGGTGGATTGACAAGAAAATCAATGTTGAAAGACAGGTGATTTTAAGAGAGTTATTCCAGGAGTTTTATAACAAGTGCATTTATTGTGATTCTGACGCTTGGGGTGATGACCATATAAACGACTATTTGAAGTGTGAACTTGATTTACTTCTCAAAGGATATACACGCAGACAGACCAACAAAGAGACAGAAAAGATTTTTAATAATGGCTATAGCGTGAAGGATTTAGATTTTGATTTGAAGGAGTTCAGAAAAATCTTCAAAGAGGTTTTCGGTATCTAATAAATAGCAAAGTTGGGCGGTGTGTCAGGAATGGCACACTTGCCATAAATGGAAAGAAGGTTATCACATGAAAAATAAAGAACGGCTCAAGCCTTTAACAATGGAACAGCGGAAATTTGCTGAAGATAATTATAGATTGATTATGGAATTTTTGAAGAAGTCAAAACTTGATTCAGAAGAATTCTTTGATATTGCGGTATTTGGTTATCTCTTATCAGTGGAAATATATCTGAATGATATTGATTTACAGCGGAAATGCAAATTCGAAGCAGTTTCATATATGTACATGAGAAGAGAAATGTATTTATATTTCAGGACACAGAAGAGAAATTCAGCTATCGGAAATAATAGTCTGGACATTATGGAAACAAATGTTGCTGATTCTGTATCAATGGAAAGTATTATATCACTTGAATATATGGAAATGATAAAGCACATTCAAGGAAGATTGACAGAAGAACAATGGAAAATATTTTCAGATAAAGCAAAAGGGTATTCATTAAGGGAAATAAGCGGAAATCACGGAATCAATGAAAAACGGATATATAAGCAGTTTGGAAAAATAAAGCAGATTGTAGCGGAAATAATGGAAATATAAGGAAGGATGGAAACGAATATGTTTAATTTTAGAATAATTAATACAGCGGATGGAAACCAGATTATTGATAGAAAACTTAAGACACCATACAGCAGCTTGACACCTGTACAAATGCTTGAATATGCAGAAATGGAGGACAGGTTGGCATATATGGACAGAATGGAAAAGAAGGCAAGACAGAAAGCGGAGCAGATACGGAAAGTGTCAAAGAATCCATTGTACAGAATTGCTTGTGCTGTTGGATTATTTTAGGGAAAAATAAGAGGACGGGATATATTAAATCCTGTCCTCAATGGAAGAGAGGTTGATATTATGGCTTATGTACTTACAAATGGAAATTATTATATAAGAATAACGGAAAATGGCGGAGTAGCAAAGACAAAAGATGTAAATGAAGCACAAATATATTTGACTATGGAAAAAGCAAAAGAAAGATTAGAGAAAGCCCCAAGTAAAACAAAAGGATATTACATATTAGATATAGTAACCAACGAGAAATACAAGCTAAATAGGAGCAGGAGAAGAATTAGATTTCCTGAAGAAGCAAGAAAATTGATATACAATACAGCAAATGGAAGATGTATTTTATGTGGTAGAAAAATAACCTATGATAATATGACACTGGATCATATTGTTCCACTTGTTATGAATGGCGCAGATGATATAAGTAATCTTCAGTGTACATGCAAAGCATGTAATGAATTTAAGGGTTCAATTCTTCCCGATGATTTTATGGAACGCATAACGGAGATATTTATTTATCAGACAGGTATAAAACAAGGTAACAGGCTGTTATGGAAAATAACTCATAGATTGTTGAATCGGTTGATATAAATTGAATTATGAATTAAATGCAATAATAATATTAATGTGATATACTATAATTAATCAATAGAATAGTTGGTTAATATAGGGAAAGTGAGGAAATAATGTTGGCACTTAAAGAAACATTTAAGGCTATTTCAGGAAACAAAAAGGTTACACAGCTAGAAATGGCGGCAGCATTAGGAATAAGTAAGCAAAACTTTAGTAATAAAGTACAACGAAATACTTTCTCACCAGATGAATTAGTAAAGATAGCTGATATGTTAGGTATGGAATTAGCTTTTATTGATAAAAATATAGAATTTAATGGTGAAAAGTATGTTATAGAACAGAATAAGGAAAACGAGGGTGAATAGTTTTATATGAAAGAAATACAATTTTCTTTAGCTTCAACTATAGATAAAGCTATGCAACAGTTATATGATGCGTCAAGAGATGGAAATATTTATTATGGAATCTTTAATGATAAGACAATTAATTCTAATATGTCTATTGATGAAGCATATATAGCAATAGTTGGGATGAATAAATCTGATTATGAAAAATTCCAGGAACAGGAATTTGAAAAGATGAAGGCTAGAATGAAAAATAGAGAGAAAGCTGATAAATGGCTTATGCCAGATAAGGAGGAATAAATTATGTTGGCAGCAGTAAAAGGTTATTATGACGGAAAGCAGATTATTGTTGATGAAAATGATAGAAAATCTCTTAATGTTGGTGACGAACTTATTATTACAATATTAAGTGGTTTGGATTCAACCAGAAAGGAAACTAGAGCAGAAAGAAGAAGCAGAATTCTTGATAGTAAAAAATATGTTAATTCTGGAAAAATGACTACAATGGAAATTGATGAATATATAAAGGAGCAGAGATCGGATGAAAGATTCTAAAAAGATATTTTTTGATACAGCACCTATTATATATTATCTTCAAGAAAGTGATTTGTACTTTAATACCATGATTTCGTTCTTGAGACAAAATAGAGATGGTGATTATGTAATTTCTGCAATTACAGCTACAGAGTATTTAACATATCCATTCAGAGAAAATGATGAGAAATTGATTAATGATTTCTATTCATTTATAGATGATATGGAAGTTGAAATAAAGGAAATTGATATGAGAATTGCTGTAAAAGCTGCACAAATTAGGGCAGAATATAAATTCTTTAAGCCGTTGGATTCATTGCAATTAGCAACAGCGTGTATAACAGGATGTGACATATTCTTAACTAATGATAAGCAATTAAAGCAATTTAAGGAAATTAAGTGTGTTACAATGGCTGATATACAATAAAACAAAGCACCAACGGAAAGAAGTATATCTTTCTGAAGGTGCTTTGTTTATGTCTGCTGCCGACTATGTATATTATTGACAGCTTTTTCAAGTTCTATAGTCTGCCACTTACTGCGGATAATTTGATGTTGTAATTGAGCAATGCGTTTATCTGTATAATGTTCCATCCAGGTTATAAGACAAGTAGGAATTATTTTCTCAGGCATTTTCTGAAATAGATTAAACAAAGAATCTTCAAGTCTATTAAAAATCTTATGTAATAAATCTTTGAAGCGGTTCTGCTTCTTAATCTCAATGTAAATAAGTATCAACTCCCTTCTTATATATTATAAGGTAGAAACAGTATATAAACAAGAAATCATATGCAATTAAATAATCAAAATTTTTGCTAATTGAGGGGAAATTTTGTCTGAAAAATGTGCATTAGTATATGTAAGGCAAAATTAATGACACGGAGGTAATAACTTATGAATCAGGATGCAATAAAACTTGCATATGACAATGGGTTTAAAGCTGGTATTCAATTTATGATGGATAAGATTGAACGACAGTATGAAGCTGGGAAGCCGATTCTTGCAAATGATAATTTGTATTGGCTTAAAGGAGCAAAGGAAAACTTAAGGGATATTATGGATGATATTGAAGCGGAATATAATGCGGAGATGGCAGCAGATAAAAGAGAGGATGGGAAAGTTGAAAATGATTGATGGAGCAACTAAAGATGATATATCAAGATGGAATTATCATTATAACGAATATGAAAAATACAAGAAGTACAGAACAAAACTAAAGATTTTCACATATGGATTTTATATAGGAATGACATTATGGATGTGTGGGATGGTTACATCTATGATAGTTGAGAATTTGGTGGTCAAAATTCTTTTGATATTTATACCATTAGCAATTTATCATTTCTTTACAATAGGTAAGGGGATAATCGAAGATAAGATCAAGAAAGGAAGATATTAAGATTATGGAACAGCCAAAATACAGATTTGAAGATTTACATTTACAGAGTGATAAGGACTACACCGATATAAATGATACTGTTGTAGGATTTTTAATTGATAAGGATGTTATTGTACCTTTTAATATTCAGAGAACACTAGAGGATATAGTCAATAATATGTTAGCTGGACATTTTGTGGAAACACAACAGGTATTATATCTGTCTGATTTTAAAGTATCAATGAGTATGGAAATGAACACACGAACAAATAAAATAGTTATTAGTACATACATATTCGATGCAGATAATTTAAACTTACATACTGAGATTGATACAGACACATTAGACGATTATAGAAGCATAAAGAAATATTTCTTCACTGAATTAGGTTGCATTGTATTAGGTAGAATTAGTCAGTTACAAAAGGCGGCAGGTATAAAAGGCTTATTTGCATTATTATAATATAGAAATAACATGAATTTTTAGGAAATAACCAGGTAGATAATTTCGGTAAAATATGTTATATTAGTTCGGTATTAAGAGCGTAATGAACTCTTGATATACATATTATATAAGGATGTCCTTATTAATTATATGTTTTGTTGTGGAGTCGTGGCTGTTATGGTCACGGCTTTTTTGTATAAAAGTATTGAGTTCGACATGGAATATTGTTTTAAGAATGGTTTATGTAAGAATGCAGTAAATATCGGTGCTTTTGGAGATTAAGATAATTGATTTACAGTGAAGTGGCAGCAGAAATATTGCGGTTCGATGTTTAGTTCGTAGTGTTTTAAGAGAAAATGAGTGAATGTTATATATCAACATATTAAAATGGTATGTTGATATGATAAAAACCAATATTGAAATTTGATAAGAAAATTAAGGTTTTTGAGATATTAAAGAAATATAAGCAAAGCATGTTCGGAATAAATAAAAAACATGTTTGGTGTGATGAGATAAATATAATATTCGTCAGCGTGGTATTGGTAATCCTAACCCTGTAAAACTTGGCAGATGTATTAAGGAACTTGAAAGAATTTATGATATACATCAAGGTAATGGTTCAAATCAATATGAGCAAAATCCGAAACTTTCGGATAAAGCAAATATGGCTCAGTCAGATATTGCAGAAATGATTGGAATTTCTGTAGATACTCTTAATAACTACAAAAAACTCATTTATTAGGTTGTCAGCAACCTTGACAAATAGTGATTCTATCTTTATAATCAAGGTTATAAATAACCTATTATAAGGAGAGATACCATTATGAATTTTAGAGAAGAAATTCAAAATATGTTACGATTAACGGAGAAAATGACACCAATAGAATCTAATAGAACAATATTTGCAATATCAACAATAGGATTATTAATCGGAAAAGAAAATTTATTAGAAATTTCACATAATACAGTAATAGATTTAGAGGAGTTTTCGCGTAAAGCATATTCATATATAGATAATAAACAAGGAAAAGAAGTCTTAAGTATAGCATTATCTTTTCTTCCTCATAAAATAGAAACTTTTATGTTTGTAAATGTAATTGAAATTATTACAAAATTTGATTTGAAACATATTGTATTAGATTTAGGGATAAATTCTGATTCTTCCGTTAGAAATGAAGTTTTCTCAATATCATCTATAGAATGGATAAATTCACTTGTATCTGAAATATTCAAAACACATGGTGGACATAGTATCTATAATTGTGATTGTGGAACTGCTGATTTTATATTGCATATGTTCAATAATAATCATATAGAAAAAGCAAGGGGGATGGTTATTTCCCAGCAAGATTATTATGTGGCTTTAATAAGAAAATACTTTTTAAATCAAGACTTGGAAATTGTAAATACAAATACATTTTTTGCACCAAAATTAAAAGATAAGGTTGATATGATTTATTGCTCGTATCCATTAATATTTAAATATGAAAAAGAAGAAGTAGCTCAAATGATAGATAGCTGGAATTTTCGTTTTGAATTTAATAAAAAATATTCTGCTAATTTATTATGGATTATTAACGCCTTACAATCTATTAAAGATGATGGAATGGTAATATCATTTGTTCCTGATGGAGTATTGTTTAATGGAATAGATGAAGAAGCACGAAGGTATTTAGTATTAAATAATTATGTAGATACAATTATTTCTTTACCAATTGGAATATTGCCTTCGACTGCTGTAAAACCATCTCTTATTATCTTAAAGAAAAATAGAAATAAAAAATCAATTAAGATGATAGATGCGTCTAAAATATATACAGAGCAAAGAAGATATGTATATTTTTCACAAGAGGATATAGAAGAAATAATAAAACTATATTTGGATGATATACATTCGGATTGTGTTATTGATGTGCCAATATCGGAAATATTAGCTAATGATTCATATCTTGGAATGAATAGATATTTATCAGATACTATAGAAAATCCCATTAAATTAGAAAACGTGACAGATACAATATTTAGAGGTTATCAACTTAGTGCAAGTGAACTAGATAGACTTTCATTAAATGAAGGTGAAGAATCAATTTATAGAATTATAAATATTTCTGATATTCAAGCAGAAGGTTTTGTGTCTGATGACTTACGAAAAATAAAATATGATGAAAAGAAGAAATTTGAAAAATATATAGTAGAAGATGGAGATATTATCATTACTGCAAAGAATAGTACAATTAAGTCTGCTATATATAGAGGTAATAAAATTTATAAAGATATATTGAGCGGAAATTTAATTGCTATTCGTGTTAATAAGAATATAATAAATCCTTACTATTTGAAAGCGTTTATTGATAGTAAGGTAGGGGCATTGGCATTAAGAAGTATACAGACTGGTACAAGTATTATAACAATTACGGTTAATGGATTAAAAGAAATGAAAATATCCTTATTATCAGAAGAAGATCAAGAAGCAATCGGGGAAGAATATAAAATTAATTTAGAAAACATGATTGATTTAATGGAGAAGTATAAAATTGCTGCCAGACATTCGATTCAAATATTTGATGAAGCTAGGAAAAATAAATAGGTTTTTAAAAACTTTTGAAAAAGTAATTGACAACCTAGTTACAACATGATAATATGGAGCATGTCAAAGGAAGAGAATGTATTTACATTAATTTTTTCCAAGAACATATATACAAAAGAAAAAGGAAGCAACTATTTGGCGACAGTCACTTCCTGAAATTCATAAAGAGTATTGGCGTACTACTTTATGATATGTAATTAAATTGTACAGACTTAGCTGCACATGTAATTTAAGCAATTCACATTATAGCAGAAGAGATTGAGTAATTCAATCATCAATTTTAAGTCTTGGGTATTCACCCACAATTTCCAGTTACATTTTTTGTACATAAATAATTTTTAAGGGATGTGATAACTAAAGAGAGAACAGTATAGTAGGCGATCAAAGCCTTTTATTTTTGGCAATCAAATCAGAGAAAAGCAAGGTATATAAAGCTTTAAGAATATTACATAAAAGAAGGTGAAAGTATATGGAATTAAACAGATGTGCATATACGATTCTTGGTATTCTACGCACAAAGAAGGCTACAGATAAGGTGCATGGTATAACGATATCTGAAATTTCACAATTTGAAAAGACAAGTAAATACAGTACCATTCACAAAAGAATTAAAGAAATGCAGAATCTTGGATATATTGATGAAGGTGTGAAAGTTTGTAAAGCTAAAAGCTATTTCATTACACAATCTGGTCTTGCGTTATTACCTATTAAGAAGGAGGAAACTCACAATGTATAAAAAAGAATATTTGTCGCTGTATGGATTTTTATCGCTTGGACAGGCAGGTGGAAACTTAACAAAACGATTCGAGGAAGAAGGATTCCCATGTGTTGTTGCAAATAGTTCTATAGAAGATTTAGCAACAAGAAATGCAAAGAATAAACTTCATTTCAGGAATGGAACAGGCTGCCATAAGAACAGGAAGATGTCTAAGGCATTATTAAAGGATAACTTGGAATTACTTATTGATGAAGTAAGAGCGAAGATGCCGTCAATAACTACATTATTTATATGTGCGTCCGCTGCCGGTGGAACTGGAAGTGGAATGCTTGCAGCAACATCAAAGATATTATCAAAACAGCTTGGTATAAATATCTGTATTGTAACAGTACTTCCTGATAAGTCAGAAAACTTTCAATCATATGCAAATACTGTAGAACTTTTTCAGGAAATAGAACATCTTGAAGGCATAGGGGCTGTTTTTATCTTAGATAATTCAAAGCATAACGACAAGATGAAGATTAATGATATTTTCTATACACATTTAAGCGCATTTCTTGCTAATGAGAATGGCGGTAATTATGGGTGCTTGGATAGAAGTGAAATAGATAAGTTATTATCAACTCCTGGTATGGCTGTTATATCAAAGCTGGGAAAGGATAATGCTGATAAAGTTATTTCTTCTATTACAAGTAATAACATATATGCACCTATAGAGCAGGATAAGGTTGTTAGATATATAGGGATTATGACATGTGATAATCATGTTGATATGAGCCAGTTATATTCTGAAATAGGAACTCCTATTGATACATATATAGGAACTAATGCGACAGCAAATGTATGTATGGTGAGTGGATTGTCTTTACCAAGAACAAGACTTAATCAGATAAAAGAAGCTGCACAGACCAACATGGAAATCATCAAGAAGGGTATGGAATCGTCAAAGGATAGTTTATTCGGTGATTCAGTTGGATTTTTAGGTGCATTTGATGATGAAAAGCCAGTTGAGAAGAAAAAGGAACAGTCAGGGTTAGATATTTTAAATGAATTTTTGTAAAAGTAAATCCGAGAACAGAGAAGAATATATTAAGCAATGATAAGTTGCTGATAGATATATAAGACTATTTATAAAGAAGGAACAGCAATATGATTAAGAAATGGTTAAGAGTAGATGATGACGGTAAGTTATCACATGTTTTTGAATATGAAAATGGGCAGAAGGTGCGGATACCTATAAATAAGGACGGCTCAATAAAGTGGCTGCCAGACAAAGTAAAAGAACATAAATAAATGGAGGAAAATATTATGAACAAGATTGTAGAAGCTGTAGTTAAAGGACAGGAAGTGGACAAGAAGGAGTTATTCAACTCAATAAATGACTTTGAGCTTACCAGACTAAGAGTAAGTACAGAGGATGGACAGACTATTATGTCTATGCAGGTTAATAGCTGTAAGGAGCATAAGGATGCGTATGAATTCTCACAGTCATGTACCATGTTTAATGATGTGGTGTACAGCTTGAAGAAAGACAGTATAGAAGCTATTGAGAGTGAGTATAACACAGAGGTAGATACTTTATATATTACCTGCAAATTAAAGAATAGTCAGTCACTCACACTTATGGTTATTAATACAGACGAAGTGCTAACAAAAGATTATGACGAAATGGATGTGTACCAGTTAAAGGATTTCTTAGAAGCAGTAATCCATGAGAAAAATGAATATTATTGCGCATGTGCAAGAATCACAGACCTTTTTGGATTTGACCTTAAAATGCGTAATGCATTTCGTACTTATATCAATACGCTTGATGAAGATGATTGGAAACTACATATTAGTGATGATTTTACACAATTTGAAGTGCCAGTTACGGATGATTCTATTAATGAGTTTTATGTGAAAGATAACAAGGAGTCAGGGGTTAAAGAAATTATCATAAAACCATTTAATCAGCCATATATGGAAATCTCAATGCTCTTTTTAAAGAAACACAACAAGTAAACAGAGAACATATAAGTAGAGGGTCAGTCAGTTAGATTGATAAAGAGAATTACAAGTGATTGCTTATCTCTGCCTTCAATAAAAATAAGGAGGTTTACATGTATAAATTTCTGAGAATTTATGATGTGAAAAGGAACGGTAATGAAGTTGTATCTGCCAAGTACAAAGTAATAAGTGAATTTGAGAAATTTCACTATGATATTAGGACAAGTGAAAAGTTGATATCAATATGTAGAGAAAAGAATCTGCCAGATATTAATAGTGGCAATATGTATTCAGTTGTTAAGTATGAAAATAATATTCCAGTTGCAGATGAAGCACAGCTCTTTTACCACACAGATAGTAAAAATGAATCGTTCTTAGATATAGCAGAGTGGGATGCAAGAGTTGTCACAAGTGTAGCATTAGGACGCAATTTAATAATAGGTATTTAAGAGAACATATAAGTAGAGGTCAGTTTGTGGACTGTTAAAGAATCTTACAAGAATAGCTTAATTCACCTTGAATTATATAAAAATAATTATAAATGGAGGATTTAATCAATGGAAGGAACAGTAAAAAATTTTGACAAGAGCAAAGAAGCAGATTTATCTCAGGTAAAAAAGGATGAGAAAGCATGTTTAATCAGTGAATATGATTCGCATTTTAAGCCAGACGAACTAGTGTATGATGATTTTATATCGAGAAGAGAGTTCATTAATCGTACAGGTGTTTATGTATCAGCATTATACTATAACATTGTGTATGATGAGTTCAAAGAATCAGGCTCATCTATAGATGAATTTGTAGAAACATTTTCAAGTAATCCTATGATTCAAGAGGTGAACTTATCAGGAACATTTAAGTATATAGTGGACGATGATACTGTAAATGGTCTTGGAACATATGATGATACACATGAACCTAACATATGGGAGATAGTTAATTCTATAGATATGGAAATGTTCCACAAATGGCTTGAATCAGGTAGAGGTGTTGTTGAAATCATGAAGATATTCAAAGATTATGATAAAGAAATATCACACATAATGGATGGGATAAAAAGTACTACTTCTGATATAGGAGATATTGTTGAAGCACATCGTAAAGCGTTGACATTGTTAGATTAAAATGAAAACTTATGTATTTCTCAATTCTGTTCATTTGAATGGAATTGAGAAATTATAAGATGTTTTATATACAAAGAAAGGACGCAGATGATATGGCAAAAGGATTAACCAGATGTAACGTATGTGGAAAGACAGTAGAACAGGTATTTGAAAATCAAATGCCTATTAGTATTCATGATCGTGTAGGCTATGGCAGTAAGCATGATGGAAGTATGCTTGACTTGGATATTTGTTGTGATTGTTTTGATAAGTTGATTGAGGACTTTATAGAAAAATGTGCCATCAATCCATTGCATGAAATGGAACAATATAGAGAAACTGCAATAGGAGAACATGTAGTAAATATTAAAGGTACAACTAAAGTAGAACAGTTATCTGTTCCATATAGGGAAGTAACAGAGATATGTGTGCGGTGAAAGTAGCAAGTTAACCATTGATGCAAATGATAAATGGCAGCATCTTCCTTATAAATAATTAAATAGTGCCAGTGATGATACTGGTAAATTGAAGAGTACGGATAGACAGGCATAGTGTTAGGAATGGCATTATGCCTATAACTGATTAGATAGGAGGCAAAGAAGTATTGCAAAGAACGATTGATAGTAAGCCAGTATATAACTATGACATAGAACAGTGCAATAGATTATTTAAGAAGGGTATAGTCCCTATAGGAGTAGGAACTAATAATAATTCAGGTAGTGTATTTGTAGTATTCAGGGCAAACAGGAAGTACTTTGACACAATAAAGTTATTAGAGTATGAGGATACACAAAGTGTAGAGAAAAACCGTATCTGAAAATACGACATTTTGGTGACATTTACACTATAGTGTAACACTGAAAATACGACATAAAAATGTCGTAACTTAGAGTCATATAAGTAATATAAAATAAATAAGTAATATAAAAGATAATTAACGTACTGCAAAGCAGTACTCTGTAATTAATTCTTTTATTGTTTAATGATTGATTATTTAATATTGTATTTTAATGTTAAAGGAGAAAATATTTGGAGATTTATTTAAACAACGATATTATAGATGATATGCAAATATCAGATGAAGAATTATGTGTATACATTGCTTTAAAATCCATTTATCAATCAAGTAGAAATAAGCAGTATATTACATACAATATGATATTATATGAATTAGTTGGAAATTTTAGCTTTAAGCGTTCTCTTTATAAAAAAGTCAAGTCTGCTTTTGAATCCCTTGTTAATAAAAACTTAATATTGATTGATAATAAAGTTTCTGCTAGTGAATTTATAGTTAATCTCAGTGGCTTATATTTTACTTCGGATTTTACTACTGGCAAAGGCAAGTATTATACGATTGTATATAGTGATGAAGTTCAAGCTATTTTAAATCTTGATAACAAGATAGATAAATTAAAGTTGCTTAGATATTTTGTTGTATGTATGAGAACTATTAATAAGACAAAAGGTATATATAAAGACACATTTACTGCAAAAATAGATTATGTTGGGTTTATGCCACAGGAGTATTTATGTCAAAAAAGTAGGATAGATGGAAATACATTATTGAATTATAACAAGATTCTTGTTTCCAATAAGTTACTTTATGTGTACAAGCACACTGAGCTGAAAAGAGATATTAACACAGGACAATTTAAAAGCTTTTCTAATCATTATGGCAGATATGGAGATAAGGAAGATATTATTGTTTTTGCCAAGAATTATGAGAAGACATGTGGAATAACTGAAAAGATAGTTCAATCAGAAAAAGCTAATGTTAAGCGTAGTATATCCGCAAAATACAATAATTTACGTTGGCATTTTGATAGGTATTCAAAACAATATTCTAATAATGAATTGATTGAGATATATAAGCAGATTCATCATGATAATGAACTTATTAATAAGGAAATAAAAGGTGCGATTCCTGGATCTGATTATCAAAAGAAACTAATGAAAAAGCTTAGAGATGAAGAAATATTTAATGATATTCCTTGTATAGTTGATTATATAGAAAAGAAAAAAAGTACAGCTATTATATCAAGGAATAATAACTATAATGAAGACATTTGGGGTGAGCCTGATGCAGTAGGATTATAGAAGGAGAATTATATATGAGTAAAACGATAACAGAGAAAAAATATTATAAAGTTGGTAAAACATTTTCATATACAGATAAGGACTTTAACGGATTATTAAATATTCCTTTTGGTATATGGGTTACAACGCATAGCTTTGAAGTAATAAGTTCTATGAAATGGGAAAAAGCATATAAACTATGCACTCAAATTACCGGAAAGATTATTGATGATAGTGTTAAAAACTACTGCATTTTTGTCTATTTGGATGAAGCTAATTATAACTATAAGGGTGGTAAATTTGTTGAAGTTACATGGGATGAACTTATGGAAGAGTGTGATCCTGTAGAAGTAATTGTGTGTGAGTAAAGGAGATTACAATAATGGTAGATAAGATAATAAAGTTTAATACAAAAGTGATTCATAATAATAATGTATATCTAAAGGTATCAGATGTTGCAAAAGTATTTAATATGAAGATGGCGGATTTTAAGCAATCACACTCTGATATTATAGAGAAGATACCTGCATGTGCTGACTGTATTTTAGAAACAGAATTTAATAAATTGTTATCAGAAGATTCTAGTGCTATGGAGAAACAAGGACAGTTAGAGATAACAAAGATAGAATCACTAAGGGCAAAAACTGATGCTGTTATAAGTTTTCAGTCGTTTAAGATGTTGCTAGGAAGAAGTATGTTGCAGCAACTAGCAGATATGAAAGGCTGTAAGTCTATTGAAGAATATATAACAACATATGAGTTACCCAAAGAGATGAACGAAGCGCTTAAGGAATTTATACAGATGTCTGAAAGCAATACAGATTATACTGAAATGGTTGATTATACATTTCATAAGACAGAAAAGTTTGATATTGAAAAGATAAGGTCATTTGGATTAGATGTTCAGGTACTTACATCTATTAAGAGTGCTAACAACATGGATTTAGATGTATTTGTTGTCGGTAAAGGAATATTCTACCGAATAACAAATTATGGAGATTATGAACAATGGGACAATTTATATACAGACAATAATGGAAATTTAATACTGCCATTTTGTGATTATGATTCTAAAAGTTCAGAAGAGATAAAGATTAATCTTTCACAGAGTGGAATTGATAGAGATTTTCGTGAGTATACGGTTATTGAAAATATGATATGGTGTATAGAGAATCTTCCAGTTACAGAAATCGAAGATTATGAATATGATGTAATTGGTTGTGACTTAGAAACAATTAAGTTTTCAGTATCTATAGAGCTTCTTATTAAAATGATAAGACCAGATGCGGTCAATACATTATTTATTGATAAGGTTGTTGATATTGATAATGAATGTTACTTGACAGATGTAAAAGATATGAGGGTATTTGCAGAGTAAATAGCTGAAAAACTTCCCATGAAATCAGTATTTCCTTAAAGCAATTAACACTTGTATATATAGGCTTAAATTAAAGAAAATGGTATCAAATTCGGGTGATATTGTTTTAGATGGTAAATTGTGTGTCTGGCAGATAAAAGTGTCTGTTTGGTCTGTCAGGTGCAATTTAAGCCTTATATAGGAAAGTAATTATAATAATATGTGTACATTGAAAATTGAATATTGATGGTTGATAAATGTATTTAAAAGATTTATATTTATTTAAAAGAGGTGTTGCAAAATGGAAAAGAATATATCAAATATTTTAAGAATATTAATAGCATTATTTTTTTTAATATTAGGTATAATGGGAATAATAAATAATAAAAACTTAATTGTTGTTTTATTTTGTATTTTGTATGCTTTTATAATTTTTTTGTTACCATTAATTTTTAAAAAAATAGGTGTTAATGATAAACAAAATTTTGAAAGTAATAGATTTATTATTAGTATAATAAGTTTTGCAATTGATTTAATTGCTTCTTTACTTAGTATAAAAATATTTACAATTAATAATTATGATGCAGAAAAATTAATAATTCAAATAATTATATATTTGCATTATACAGTGATACTATTTATGTTTAAAAATGAAGATAATAAGAAAAAATATATAATTTTTGGATTGTTTTATATAATATGTGTCATATTATCATATATAGATGATTCTATATGTTGTAATGATTGCGCAGTATTAATTGATACATTGAATTGTAATCAAGAAAAACATATTATAAATTTTATTATAGAAGCAATTATTATGCCAGTAAAAGAAGCCGTTCTTACATATATTATATTTGATACATTGTTTAACAAAGAAAGAGATGATAAAAAAGAACTGCCTTCACAAGATATTGGAGAAAATAGTAATATTTTACAAAATGATACAAATAATAAAAAGATAAATCCTCAATATAATGATAGTGCAAAATTTGAAGTAGAAGTTAAAGATAATAAAACTGGATATGAATGTAGTTATGAAATATCTGTAAAACAGAGAGATTAATTATTTGCCAACCATCAATATTCGGTGGTTGGTATTTTTTTACCCCAAATCGTAATTAAATCAGAGAATAGTATAAATAGAATATACAGAAAGGTTGGTGTTAATCATAGAACACAGTTATACAAAGCTTAAACTAGGAAGAGTAAGGATTTATCAATTAAATACATTTAAGACATTCACAGATGCAGAGAATGCTATCTATAATGATAAGAAGAAAAAGAATACAGAATTATCAGAGGCTATTCATAACAATGAATCTGTCAGGACAGTATCAGACAAGTATTTGAATGAAAGAAATGAGATTGTGATATTTGAGAATGATATTGTCAGGCTTGCATTAGCTGATAGAGGGTATAAGAAGTGCGATTATCAGCTTCTGGACGAGATTATCTATATGGTAATCAATCATAATGAAATCTTATGGCAGATTATAGATAAGGGAATCATTATAGGCGGTAAGAAATATAAATTGTTCACAGCAACTACAGGTCAGGTGAGAAATTGTAAGGTTACTCTTATAAAGGAAGAATTTTATGAAGCACATAAATCATTCTTAATGGCAGGACTTACAGTTGATAGAATAAATGCTGATAAGGGTAATGATAATAAAGGAATGAATGTTGGTAAGTATTTATCATATAATGCGTTATTATTATCATCAAGCAAATTACCGCCTAAGAACATTGATATTGACAAGTGTATTGTTGTTGATGGTCTTAAAACTGTTGTTAATGGTAAGGTTAAATACATTGATATAAAGACAGATGATAACGGACAATGTTATGTGAATGATACACCAAAAGAATATCAGACCAAGAGGATTTCTATTGAACATACGGATGGAGCAGGAATGTTTATTCCAGGGGAATTACATTCAAGCTGTCAGATAAGAGGCGGTTATATCAAAGGTGCTATGTTCCCGTTTGATTTCAGACTGTTTGCTCATGAGATATCTCATAATAGTATTCTGGTTGATCCGTGGGGAACTCCGCACGATGTAGAAAAGGAAGATATAAGATATATTCTTACTACGAGCCAGTTAAAGATGTGGAAACAGTACAGTTCTTGGGAAGAATACAAGAAAAAATTCAAAGAAAACAATCTGAAATTATCTATTAATGCTTATGCTGAACCTCCGAAAGAAGAGGTTACTTTCTCATATCAATTCTTACAGACACTCCCATACAATACAGATATTACAGAGCTATGCCAGCCAGCAGTAGAAGATTTATACAAATTAAAAACAGACCTTGAATATGTGAAGAAAGAGTTAGGACTTACAATTGACGATATATTAAATGAAGAAATTATTGGCGATAATGATGTTGCTGTACTGGCAGCAGATGGAGGAAAGGTTGAAAATGCGAATTATTACATAGCAAAGGCACTGGATATTTACCCACCACTTATACAGGACAAATATATTATGAGCAAAATACATAGCTTATATAATGCAAGAAAGAATTCATATAAGGGCGGTAAGATTCCAGTTAGAGGATATTACAGTTATGTAGCACCTGACATGTACGCTTTTTGCGAATATCTCTTTATGGGTAATGTCAATCCGCAGGGCTTAGTACCTGAGAATCATGTATATAATAAATATTATGGTGAGCAGGGGGATGTGGAAGAAGTGTTATGTCTTAGAAGTCCACACCTGTCAAGATATGAATGTCCTAGAAGAAAACTGATAGTTTCAGATGAATGTAAGAAGTGGTTCAAGTATATGGAAAGTGATACAGTTGTAAGTTGTAATGATATGATTTCACTTTTTCTTATGTGTGACTGGGATGGAGACCATATTCTTGTTATAGCTGATAAGGCTGTATTAAAAGCCACAGAAGGTTTACCCGATGTACCTTTATATTATGATATGCAGAAAGCAAAGGCACAGCATATAGATAATGAATCTATTTATAAAACTCTTGTTGATGGATTCAAAAATAATATTATTGGTTTATCAAGCAATGCTATTACTAAATTGTGGAACAGACCAGATTTAGAAGATAATCCATTAAAATATGATGATGCTATTAATGTTATATGTGCAATGTCCAACTATGCAATAGACTTCCCTAAGACTGGAAAGAATCTTTTAATAGGTGAATATGAGCAGTTATATAAAGAACTCATTCCTGATTCTAAGAACATGTTTGAACCATCAAAGATAAAGTATCCGCAGTTCTTCAAGTTTGCTAAAGGTAAGAAATCATCAAGTCTTGAGGATTATACGAATAGTCCTATGGATAGAATTCCTCAGTACATTGATAAAGAAGTAGGAAGAAAGCATTTTTTGTATGATGTTGGTATTGATGAAGATAATAAGAAGAGTAAGTTCGATTATAAGAATCTTATGAACAATTCCTATGTGTTAGATGATAACAGCGTTAAGCAGCCACTATATGAACCTGACAGATATAGTGATGAATATATAAAGGCGTATGCTGTCTGGAACAACAGGAAGAAAGCAAAGCAGAAGTTGTGTCAAGATATTAAAAAAGAGATGGACAGAAGAAATACTGATAGTCGGGATATTACAGCAAAGTTTGAAGTATTTCATTATCATTGTATTAGAGAGATTAAAGATATCTTCACTAAAAATGGAGAATTTAACATTAATCTTGCAGTCAATTCACTTATTGACATGGAATATAATAAAAATGAGTTTAAGACTTCTACTAAAGATATGCTGTGGAAATGTTTTGGACATGTTATTGTTGATAACCTTAATCAGAATCAGAAGACAGGTATTGTTTTAAAGGAAAGACCTAGAATGTGTTATGAAAAAGCTGTTGAGGGTGATGATACCTTAGATAATATGCTTGAAAATAAATTGAGCAGAAAGAGTGTTAGTATAACACAGGCAGATATGAATTTTATGGACGCAGTTCTTCAGAAAAAGAAGAATGGCACATATTATCAGAACGACAGAGAGTTATTGTTTGCCCTGTTGTGTCATTATAAATATGCTAAACAGACTGACAGATTAAAAGGAGACTCATTCTTTATAACAAAGTATAAGCATAAAACTGAAATCAAGCCGAATGGTAAGAAGAAAAGAACTCCGATATATTATAATATGAATACAATTATGAAAATGGTTGGGGCAGCTTCATTTGATAGCAGTTTCAAAAGGTTCAATAAGTCTGGTGTTATTCATATAGAAGATGATAAACAGAAGCAAAGATTCGTTCTGAATATGGACATATCAGATGATAACAATGTGCTGTTTGAGGTTCAAGATATATATAATCCGCTTGTTTACTTAGAAGCATTTGAAAGTAATGGGAAAAAGAAATTGTGTGAATGTGTGATGTGTGGCAGACATTTTATAAAAGTCGGGAACACTAAGACATGCAGTCAAAAATGTAGTGACAACTTGAAAAAATTGAATGAAGGGAAGCAGGATAAAGACAAGAAAGAGCCTGCTGCCTGAATCATATTTGAGAATTTAAAGTTTTCAAATTGAGTGTCGGAATGTGATTTTTGCCTTATTTTTATAGCAAATTTCACATTCCATTTTTATTTTTACAAATTTTATATAGGGGAAGAGAACAAATAATTTTGAAAATTATTTTGATAACTGCCTATTCTATGGCAGAAGTTATCTCTTTTTACCATAGATTTTATCATTAAGAAAGGGCATTGAAATGGAATTACAACAAAAAGTCGAAGAGCATCTTAAGCAGCATGGCATTAAGAAATCATATCTCGCCTCATTAGTTGGAATCTATCCATCTCAAATGTCTCGATGGCTGTCTGATAATTATGAATTAAATGAAGATCAGATAAAAATAATTGAAGATTTTTGCGATGATAGGTCTCACAAATAATGTTAATACCTAGAATTGTTTAAATTGGAGGAAAGGAGCTTATGAATAATACATTAGGTTTTGATTTAAGAAAGCTTGTCTTGCCGACTGGTAATACTATAGAAAAGCAGCTTAAAGTTGAAGCAGACAGATTTCTTAAAATCCTTCAGGAAGAGATTGACGCATGGTATTTCTCATATACACCGACAATATATAACAGAACATATAATATGAGAGATTCAATAAGTGTTGATGATGTTGTAAGGGTTTATCCATCAAAGAATCAGCTTGTAATTGACATAGTATATTCTGATGATGCATTTCACAAATCGTTGTGGAGTGATAATGTAATAAACTCAATTGAACTTATGAATGAAGGATACAAGGTGAAAAGTGGCTGGCATAAAGATATTGAAAATTTTGGATATCGAGAAGGTGGTAACTTTATAGAAAAAGCAATAGCCAGATTCAATAAAAATAATCCTTTAGGTATTGATATTAAAATCAATTATTAAGGAGGCTTATAATTAATGGCTAACAATTTAGTTACGCTTGGATTAGACATGAATGCAACACAAAAACTTATGTCCAAGCAGTTGAGACAGGTATTAAAGAACTTGTCTGATACAAATGCTGCACGTGTTGCAGTAGGGCTTGATTCAAGCAAATCTCAAATGCTTATTCAACAGCAGTTGGATAGCATATCTAAAAATTTACAAATCAATGTGGGGACAGTCAAATTAGATACTTCCTCTATCAAACAGCAACAGAATATTATTAATCAGCAGTTAAAATCAGGAATTAATACGACAGGACTTAATGTAAAAGTTCCATTTCAATTTGACTTGTCTGATGCTAATGCAGTTAAAGCAGAGATTAATAAAATCGTTGCAGACATCACAAATAACAAAGGACAATTAGTCAAGTACAAGATTAATGTTGATGATAATGGACAGGCTACAAAGGCATTACTTACTTATCGTAATGAGCTTAATGAGGTGACAAATGCTACATTAAAGTTAAAATCAGTAGGTAAGTGGTATGATGCAAATGGCATGGAACATAACATTGTCAAATGGTCAGAAGGTCAGAAATCATTATCACAGAATATTGAAGCCACAACTAAGGCTAATCAAAGACAGGCAGAATCTGATAATCAGGTAATCCGTAAGAAGGAAGAACTGATTGCTAAGATGAAGCTTCTTAATACTCAGGCAGAAAAAGCCGGTATATCTCTTAATTCTGATAATCAGAATAAATTCAATGATTTATCTATCAAAGCATTCTCAATAGATGATATTAAACAGTTAGAAACATATTTTCGTTTAGCAAGAACGGAGTATCAGACATTTAATGCTGAAATTTCTAAGGGTACACATGCCAGTTCATTAGAAGCAATGAAGAACAATCTGGAAACATTACCACAGGATATAGCTTTAATTGAAGCGAAGTTCAATTCTATTAAAGTACCAGACAATGTTAAAACACAGATTGAAGAGTTAAAATCTTCTATGGAATCTATTAATACAGTAAGTGATCCTCAACAAAAGATTGCTAAGTATAATGAGATTGTCACATCTTTAAAGAACTTACAGAAACAGTATCAGGTAACTGCCCAAGAGCAGAGAAATCTTAGTGCTGATACTTCAACAATGCAAGGGGCTTCTGCACTCACTAATAAGATTGTTATATGGATGGGGCAGAACAGACAGGCAGCGGCACAGTATGATTCTGAGTTAAAACAGATTATATCTGATTTACAGAATTGTAATAACAAGGCTGATTTCTCAAAGTTACAGCGACAGTTCAACAATATAGCATTGCAAGTAAAGTCTTCTGGAAGTTTGTACACAGGATTCTTTAATGGGCTGAAGAGTGGTATTAAAGACGCTTTTGAAAATATTCTTAGATATCAGTTGGCTTACAAAGTTATTGACCAGGTTATAAGTGGTTTTAAATCAATGGTTAATGCGGTTGCAGACCTTGATAAGAAACTTACAGAGTTCAACAAGGTAGCAGACCTTACATCTGATAAATTGTTAGAGTTTTCAGATAAGGCATTTGATGCAGCAGATGAGATTGGTCGTACAGATTCTGATATGATAGAGGCTGCTACAGAGTTTAAAAAAGCTGGCTTTAGTCTTGAAGACAGCTTGGATATGGGTAAGTCGGCACTTCTTATGACTAATGTTGCAGATGGAATTACACAGACTTCTGATGCAGCGAGTACCCTGATAGCTGTATTAAAAGGTTTTAATATCAATGAATCTGATATTGTGACCATTGTAGATAAAATGAACAGCGTTTCAAACCAAAGTCCAGTTGGATTTGATAATTTGGCTGATGGTCTTGAGCGTGTGTCAGGTACAATGAATCAGGCTGGTAACAGCATAGATGAAACAATCGGATTATTAACTGGTGGTTATGCACAGTTAAGAAACATGGAAAAAGTATCTACAGGTCTTATCACTATTTCTCAAAGACTTAGAGCAATAGATGAGGACGGAGATGAAATTGATGGGTTATCAGCAGAGTTAAGTGAATCATTTGGAAAGATAGGAGTTGCTATTGAAGATTCTAATGGCGACTTAAGAAGTACATATGATATCTTGAGTGACTATGCTAAGATATATCCACAACTTACAAGCGAGCAGAAGCAGTATTATGCTGAACTTGCATCAGGAAAGAGGCAAGTCAATGTATTTAATGCAATAGTACAACAGATGGCTGATGTTGATAAGGCTATTGAGCAGTCAAAGGACAGTCTTGGAAGTGCAGCTAACGAAAATGAAATATATCGCCAGAGCGTTGAGGGCTTACAGAATGAACTTAAGAACGAATTTCAATCTGTATCAAAGAAGGTAATAAGTTCTGACTGGATAAAAGATGTATTATCAGGTGCAACAGATTTATTAAAAGTGTTTGAAAACATCATCGAACAGGACACTATTGTAAGTTCAAGTATAGGTGTTTTGGCAGAAGGCTTTAAGGATTTATCAAAGTCATTAAAAGACATTACGGGAAATGATGGTGTTGCGAAGCTGATAAAACTATTTATCACATACAAGACAATCACTAAAGGTGTAGATATATTTAACTTGGTGAAGGGTAAGAAGGACAATTTTGTTACAACATCCAATCTTATGAAGATATTCTTTGAAAGTGCCGTTAGTGGTTCACTGAAAGTAGAAGATGGATTCTTAAAAGTTGGTGAGGCAGCAGATGTATTATCAAATGTCGTTGCAAAAGAAGGTAGTGCGGTTGACACAACAAAGAAACTTACAACTTCTATTACAGGTCTTGGAACATCACTCAAAAATCTTGCATTAGCACATCCGTATTTATTAGCGATTACAGCAGCACTAGGAACTATGTATGGTGCGTATAAACTTGTAAATGCAGTTCAGGACTGGGCTGATGGTACAACAGCAGTCAACAAATACAACAAGTCTATTGAAAAATCAGAAGAAAACATATCTAAAAATTCTGATTCCATATCTGAATATAATTCCACTATTGAAGAAAATAAGCAGAAAATTGAAGAATTACAGAAGCTTCAGGAAGATGGTACTATAACAGAAGCACAGGAAGCAGAAATTGAGAATCTTAAATATCAGAATGCTTTATTAGATGAAAAGATTGAAAAACTCAAGGAAGCCAATAATGAAGAGGTTAAAACTCAGGCTAGAGATTCAGAGAAAGCATTTAATAAACAGTTTGGTAATGGATTTGATGTTGGTTCTAATGCTTCAGATGTTATATCATCTGTTTCAAAGAATTTTAATGGTGACGGAACTGCCAACGGTGTAAGTTGGAACATGGCTACAAGCGGCAATGATAAAGATACAGCCGTTGCACAGTTAGCAAAGATTAAACTTGCTACAGACGCATATAATGACGCAGTAAAAGAATTAAATAATGCCACAGATGAAGACCAGAAGGCTTTAGCAGAGCAGTCAGTTGAAAATGCACAGTATACTCTTGAATTATTGACAAAGGACTTTGATAAGAATAAAGAGACTTTATATAATCAGCTTACTTCTGAAATGGAGAAGATGAAAAAGGCAGAGGGTACAGATGCATATGATGCTACAGCTTATGCAAATATGCAATCATGGCTTGAAATATTCCAACAATATATTCCTGAATATAAGAAAGCTATGGAAAAAGTTCAGGCAGAAGCTGAACAGAATCCTATTGAACAGCCAGTAGAAACATTTGATCCTACTTCTCTTCTTGAAGAATCAGATGATAAGACTAAGACAGCAACATTGGCAGACCTTCAGTCAGAAGCTGATTTGTTATCTTCTATTCAGAAAGAATTGTCTGAAACAGGTCGTATCGGTGTCGATTCAATGCAGAAAATTATCAAACAGTATCCAGAAGCAAAAGACGCTTTAGGTCAGTATATGCTTGGTATTATTTCACAGGAAGAGTTGTTTGACCAGTTACAGGGCGTGTATGAGGATGATAAAAATGCTTATATTTACTCACTTGTTGAGAAGTCTAAGTATGATGGTACATTCTATTCTAACCTTGTAAACACAAATAATGATTTCTTTGCAGGCTTATCTGAAGCGTATGGCGAAGATTTCAGTAACTATAAAAATCTCGCACAGGCTAAACAGAAGATTGATGATCAGCTTATTAAATATCTTTCTGGTATGTGGGGTAAATTCTATCAGACTACTATAGATACAGCAACAGGGTTAATGTCATTAACTTCAAAAGCTACTTCTATGGATGATGATATGGATTTAGGTTTATATTTGTATGATAATGGTGCAGATGAAGAGACAAATGCCATTGCTGAAATGCAGAAAATGGTTGATGATTATAATGCTTTACAGAATATATCATTTGAGTCTGCTTTTAATGGTATTGATTTATCATGGCAAGGTCTTTCAGGGGATGATTCATCATCTTCATCCTCTTCACAAACAGCCGAAAAACTTAACTGGATTGAACGCTTAATCAATAAGATTTCTACAGCATATTCACGTCTAAAGAATGTTGTATCAGATACAACAACTACATGGCTCAAGCGTAATGACGCATTGTCAGATTCTATGAGTACACTTGCAGATGAGATAAATGCACAGTCAGATGCTTACGAATACTATATGAACGCATTTAATTCTTATGGTCTTGATGACTATTATAAGAATCAGATTGCAGATGGTTCATTTAATATAGAAACTGTTTATGATGAAGACCTCAAGGATGCAATTTCAGATTGTCAGGATTTCTATGATAAAGCACAGGACGCTAAAACTGCTGTTCAGGAACTTAATATTGAGTTAAAAGGGCTTGCTAAAAGTAGGTTCGATAATATTAAGTCACAGTATGAAGAACAAATTAATCAAGTTGATGAATATAATAATTTGCTTCAAAAGGAATTAGATATAATTGAGACTAAAGGATGGATTTCTTCTACATTTCTTAATGAATCTATGAAGGAGCAGGACATGGCTAATCTTGAAAGATTAAAAGATGAGAGAACAGCTTTAACAAATGCATTAGATTCAGGAAAGATTGAGAAGTATAGTGAGCAGTGGTATGACATGCAGAGTTCAATAAATAGTGTATCTTCTGCAATCTATGATGCTGAGAAAGCAATCATATCATATGATAAAGCCATCAGACAAGTTAATTGGGACGCATTTGATAAGACAAGAGATGATGTTGAAAATCTTATCGGTGAAACAGATTTCCTTATAGAACTTCTTAAGGATAATGGAATTACTGATGATAATGGTAATATTAACGATAATGGTAATGCTGCACAAGCGTTACTTGTTCAGAAATATGAATTATATCTTAATCAGGCAAAATCATATAAAGATGAGATACTTAAGATTGATGAGGAACTTGCGAATGATCCTTATGATAAAGAATTATTGGATAGAAAACAGGAACTTATCAAAGCACAGCAGGACGCAATTAAGAACTCTAAGGAAGAGAAGAGTGCAATTAAGGACTTAATGAGTAATGCTTATGATAAATTGAAGGATTCTATCAGTAATATCATAACTAAAATTAAGGATGGATTATCTGCAACAAAAGATTTATTAGATTATGAGAGAAATGTTAAAAAGCAAGCAGATAATATATCTAGCCTTCAGAAACAGTTACTATCTTTACAGGGGGATAATTCTGAATCAGCACAATCTAAGAGACAATCTATTAATACTCAGTTACAGGACGCAAAAGATGAATTACAGCAAACTGAAATGGAAAAAGCAATGAGTGATGTTGAACAGATTCTTGATAATGTTCAGTCAGAATTAGAAACATGGATATCAAAAAGACTTGATAATATTGATGAACTTATAGGACAAGTTATAGAAAGTTCAAATACAAATGCAGGAAGTATATCGGATACAATAACTTCAACAGCAGAAAGTAATGGTTATAAGCTTAGTGAATCTATGGCTTCTATATGGAGTACTAACACTGGAAACATAACAAATGTATTAGGTGATTTCAGTAATAAGTTTGTTGAAGGTAATAATGCTATTACAAATGTTTGCAATAATATTAATTCTGCTGTACAGGGGTTACTTGCTAATAGTAATGCCGAGGCACAGAGAGTTGCTGATGAGATTGCAAGACAACAGGCTGAACAGAATGCAAGTTCTGATGGTGGTTACTCAGGCGGTAGTGACTATTCAAGTGATGATTGGAGCAGTAACTGGGACACTGATTCTGATGATAGTGGCAGCAGTTATTCAGGAGATGTTGATTGGATATACGAGGAGAACTATTTTCCTCGTGATTTGTTGAATATCGATCAGAGTGTAATTGATAGGCTCAAATATAACAATTTTGATTCATCATTTGGCGCACGTAGTCAATATTATGAGCAAATGGGTGGTGATGGACAATATACAGGAAGTTACGATCAGAATGTATTCATGTTAGACTACCTCAAAACTCATAGACTTAAGAAAGGCTCTAAGTCTGCTCATGATGGTCTCACACTTACTGATGAAGAAGGTCTTGGTTCAGAAGTAATCTTCTCGAAGAAGTATGGTACTCTTCGTAAGTTGGATGCTGGTGACATGGTATTTAATAAAGATCAAGTTGAAAAACTTTGGAATCTTTCTAAGGGTATCACTACACCAAATATGTACATGGATAACCTTGGTGCTAAGTTGCCTGATATTACCCCAGTTTCAACAAACAAATCAGTTGATATTGGTGGCATTAATGTTAATGTTGATAAGGTTGTTACAGACAATCCAGAAGACTTTACACGTCAGCTTACTAACGAACTAGCGGGAAACTCAAAAATACAGAAAATCCTTGGAGAGATTAATTCTAATCAGCTCTTAGGTCGAAATTCATTATCTACTCGTAGATATATGAAATAATATTATGGACGCATTGGTTACGGCTGATGCGTCTTATTATGGATATGATGATTAATAGCGTTGTTTAAACAAATGTTCTTGTAGATATATGTCAATTATTGGTATATAATGTTATATATTGATGATTGAAGGGGAGAAGAACATGGCTAAAGAAAATAAAGAAAAATATACTATAAAAATGAAATTATTTACTCTTACAATATGGATGACAATTGCTGGAGTGGTATTAATAATAATTGGGACTATATTATTAAATTCATTTTCAAATGAATTTTTTAAAAAATATTTTGCATTAAAACCTATTTTTGATATAGTGATTACTCTTGGAAGTACTTTACTGTCTGCTGGTTTGGTGTCAATTTTGGTTGAAATAAGTACAATTAAAGGCATTGTTTCAGCGGCTTTAAAAGATGCATTAGATGGAAAGTTTCCATTGGAAGCATATTCAAATCAAGTTTTAAGTAAGATTAATAAGAGAATTGCAGCCAAAAGAGGTTCGATTGGTGTAGAAAAGATAGATGATTCAATATATAGTTTAGAACCTAAATTAGTTGAGTTGATAGATGGGTTATATTATAATTCATATAACGCAATTTATGAAATCACTCCAGATGAGAATAATAAGATATTTAAAAAAAATGTAAGTTTAGATTATGAAGTAATTAATGAATATGAGAAAAATAACTATATTTCATATAGAATTAGTTTGTATAATGTTAGTGATAATATGACAGATGAAGAGAAAAAAGAAAAATTCAAAATTAATAGTTTTATTATTAATCAAACAGATTTAACTTCAGAAGTTGAAAAATATAAAACAGTCATTCCAGTAAAAGAAAAGTATTCTGAATATCAATATTGTGTAGAATTTAAACGTGAATTACAAAAATGTAAGAGACATAAAGTACATATTGAATTTGAATATGAGGTTTCTATTAATGATTTATCGCAGATATTTAGATTGACACATCCTTGTAAATCAATGGTACATGAAATATACATAAATAATGAGAATAAAAATAATAAAAACAATTGGGAAATACATGGAGCAGCATTTGTATCTTTTTATTGCAAAGAAAATAATAGCAATGGATTCCATGTAAAGCAAAAACATAGTAGTGATATAGAAATACAATTTAATAATTGGTGTATTCCTGGAGCTGGTTACGTTGTATATTTAATCAAAAAATAAAAAATAATTGTTTACATTGTATATTTTTATGATATAATTTGAATAATCAAATGTGAAAGGAGATTTATGTATGTATTATAGAGAGGAAATTTTTGGATAAAGTGTTTTCTTAATTAAAAGGAGACGATTTAGAGAGCAGGATTAACCTCCTGCTCTTTTGTTATATTAACAAATAAATATTAAACAAGATTACAAAGACGCATTCTGTAATGGAGTGCGTCTTATTTTGATGGAAAGGAATAGAAGAATGAATAAAGATAAACAGATTTTGATATTAACACAGAGAATTGAATTACTTGAAAAAAAGAATGAGGATTTGAAAGTAGAAAATCAAGAAATGAAACTGCAAGTAGAGGAATCTAAGAGATTTGCAAATATGCCTAATAATGTATTAAATCGTACAATAAAGAATGTTAGACAAGAAGAAGCTAAATTCAAGGCATTAACAGCAGAAACACAGGAAATAAAAAAAGAACTTGAAAATAATTTGGAAGCTTTAAAGAAGACACATGCATTATATCAGAGCATATTTTCAGATTAGAAAGGATTAAATGGAAGTATTAGAGTTTGAATCAGTAAAATTATTTGAAGAAATTATAAAGGCTGGACAGATAAAGAATCTTGTCAGTGTTTCCAGCCATAAATATCCTATATATAAATTCAAAAAGAGTAATAAGGTCGCCTCTGTATATGAAAAGTTTCTGACAGAACATGATATGAAATGTGACAGAAGCGTTGATGATTGTTGGAATGATTTTGATGATTATATCAATCAACCTAAGAAGGAGACTATAATTACTCGAAATATTAAAGCCGTAAAGCAGATCATAGAAGTAGGCTATGGATACATGCTTAAAAGAACAGGTGTTGATAAGTATAACAAGAGATGTTTTGTCTTTTACAAGAATCCTGTTATTGAAGATATTAAAACAAAGGCTGATGCTGAGAGTAAGGAAAAATATAATAACAATTATTTGAATATTAAGAAGAATACAACTGATAAGAAGATATCAGGATTAATAAAAAAGTCAATGGAGGAAACAAGGAATAATGGGAAAATCATTTTATAATATGAACGGTGGAAAGTTAGAGTGTAAGGTTGAAAGTGAATTATCACTTAGTCAGAAGACAAGTTTTATCATGGAAGTTGCAGGAATGGTAGTATCGCCAACAGTAGGGTATGCCACAGTATTAAGAAAGCCTATCTTTAATTACTGTCTTGTTAAGTATTATACAGATATTAATATATTTGAAGGCGATGAGTTCAGCTTAGATAAACTTGAGATATTTATGAAAGACAATACAGAGTTGCTTAATGATATTGTTAAGAGTATTCCAAGAGATGAATATAATGAGCTGGAACATGCTTGTGATGAAGCAATTGATTATAGAAAACATAATTATAATGGATATTCAGATGAGATATCGGAGCTGTTACAGGTGGTAAGAGAACTTGTATTAAAGCCAGATAGATTAGATGAGTTCATGGAATCAATAACAAATGCTGTAAATTCATTTGCCAATATAGATGCAATGGATAAAGAAACATTAGATAAACTGGTTAATGTATTACCAGCAATAGAAAAAGCTACTGTTAATGCAGAAAATATTGATATTAATGGCATTGTTAAGTCAATGGTTAAGGATCGTGAAGAGAAAGAAAGTAATGTGGTTAGCATTGATGACAGAAAGGAAGAATAATTATTAATATATCAGAAACTAAGACAGAGATACCGTTTTGGCTAAAGCTGAATCTTACAGTTGAAGAGGCAGCAAAGTATTCTGGAATCGGTGAGAAAAATATAAGGAATTTATTGAAGGAAAAGGCATGTCCATTCTTATTTATGGTGGGAAACAAGCACCTTGTTAAGAGACATGAGTTTGAGAAATTTATAGAAAGTAAACATTATATTTGATTGATTGAAAGACTTTCATATGATACGATTAATAGTATCAGTGAAAGTCTTTATTTGTATGCACAGGAGGCTATATGGGTAAAGACTTGAAGGGTAAAGAACTTGGACAGGGAATTGTCCAAAGAAAAAATGGTCGATATGAAGCACGATTTACTAATAGATTTGGTAAGCGAATATCATTTTCAGGTTACGATCTCAAGGATGTTAAGAAAAGATATAATGAATCTTTTTATGAGAATGAAAAAGAAATTAACATTCGAGAGAACATAAAATTAGATGACTGGTATATCCAGTGGATGAATGTTTGTAAGTATGATGTGATAAGACCAGACACTAAGAGACATTATAATCAGATATACAAGAAACATATTTCACCTTATTTGGGAAATAAGTATCTAAAGGATATTAAGCAGATTGATATTAAGAAAAGATTGAAAGAGCTTGATAATAAAGGATATGGATTTGAAACAAAAAATAAGGTGAGAATTATCTTATTAGATATACTTAATAAGGCAATTGTAAACGAATATTTATGTAAGAATCCAGTAAAAGGTATTTCTGTAAAAAGAGATGAAGAAAAGGATATTAAGGTTTTGTCAGTAGAGGAACAATCTATATTTTTTGATTGTTGCAAAGGAACTTTCTACGATAATCTTTATGTTGTAGCAGTAACAACAGGAATGAGAATTGGGGAACTTGCAGGACTTAAATGGTCAGATATTGATTGGAATAAAAAGGTTATTAATGTCAAAAGAACTTTAGTGTATCAGAAGTATGATGATGATATTCAGAAAGAGTTTCATATTGAGCAGCCTAAGACAAAAACTAGCAAAAGAAGTATACCAATCAATAAACAATGTGAAATGGCATTAAAAAGACAATATGTGCAGAAGATGGTAATAACATCAAAAGCACCTAAAAGCAAAACTCCAAGAGATGAGTTTAAGGAATTCTTGTTTACAACTAAATTTAATACACCTTTGAATTCACAGATAGTATGTGATTCAATAAAAAAGATTGTGGATGAGATTAATCTTACAAGAGACACATTAGATGAAATGGAGACATTTTCACCACATTGTTTTAGACACACTTTTGCTACTCGTTGCTTTGAAGCGGGAATTCAACCGAAGACAGTTCAAAGTTATTTAGGACACGCTACATTACAAATGACTATGGATTTATACACTAAGGTTATGCCGTCATATATGGTAAATGAAATGGACAAATTTTCAGAATTGTATGATAACATTGAGAATGAAAATGATAACATTACAGAGAAACATTACAATGAATCGGTTGAGAAAAATTCTAAAATAGTTACATTTATTGGGGATTCATTGGTGGTATAACACATCTAATTGGTGTTATGTATTAATGAGTGTCAGTATTCATGCGCGTTTCAGAAGTGCCAAGAAACGTCAATAAGCAAAATTATTATGTATACCAGATAACTCCTTATGACCTTAATGAAAGTTATGATAATTACTGTATTTAAGGGAGCTGTAGAATTATTGAAATAAATGGTGTGTATATTTTTGCTCAAAAGAATATACTATTGATTAGCATAGTTATTATTGAGGTCGGAAATGGTTCCTGACACACTCTTCGGAGTACTTGAGATGATGGATACACCGCTCATCCAATAATAATTATGCTTTTTTATTTATAAGATAGCTGTAATGGGTTTATACAGGAGAACACAATGTCAAAAGAACAAGCACTAGAAGAATTATTAAAAATGATAAAAGAGGGAAATATTACAGATTACGATGCAGAATTAGCTTCATACCGGGATGAAAAGTATGGTTATAAAGATATAGATGAGAATACACAGAGGGTTAATAATAAAGAATAATCAATACATAATGGACTCGTGCTATACATCCCACCCTTTAAAAATCCCCAATCCCATGTTATAATCATTAATCATCAGAAAACGGAGATAAGAACATGAGCGTAGTAACAGAAAAGTCAAAGTGCAGAATTCTTAAATTAGCATCAATGCTTGCGGTAACGATGGGAATTATAATGGCATTTTATGCATTTTATATTATGTCAGAGCTATATTCATTTTCAGCAACAGAGCAGGGAAAGGCATTATATATGGTTGTCAAGCTGCTGAATATAGCATTTATAGCAGTTATTGTGGAAGGAGTTTACTTTGCAATTGCTGGATTTTATGGAATGACAAACATAGGTGCTGTTGATGCAGTTAATAAAATCAAAGTTTATGGAATTGTTATGACTATAGCAGGAGTTGTTGATTTAATAATAGTATTTGTGGTATCTAAGTATTCAATAACTGGTAACATGCTGATTCTTATATGCCTTCCGGTTGTAATAGGAATTATGTATTTAGGTGGCGCATTTTATAATGAGAAGCTTATAAAGAATAATAATGGTGTGGAAGGTGATGGCAATGATTGATCCGAATGGAATAATGCCACTTAATTTCTTCAAATACAAGGGTGTGTATACAGGACAGCACAATGGAATGAGATATATGCTTAAGCAGACAGGAGAAAAGCCTGATTTAAAGCTTTCTGCGTGCGTGTGGCGCGGGCCATATGCTTCATGTGCTGTTA